CCGTAACACATCATATGATAGTGCAGTTGGCGTACCAAAACTCTAACTTGAACCGTGGTCTCTCTGGTCCGGAAGGGCCAGATGGGCGATGGCGATTGGATGCTTTTTGGTACGATAACTATGAGCTCCTTGGGGATGACATTGTCATCTTCGATGAAGCTGTTGCTACCGAGTACCTAAAGATTATGGAAAAATTAGGGGTCGGCATCAACCTGCAGAAAAGTGTTATTGCAGTCAATCCTACCTTTGAATTTGCGAAGGTAACAGGAATGAATGGTCTGGATGTATCGGCGCTATCCTGGAAAGCCTTTATGAGCCAGAATACGTTTATGGGACGAGTTAATATCTTTTACTCCTTATTGGAGAGGGGTATTTGCTCCGATCATTGGGTGTCTTGGTTCTCACGGGTGACAAAAAGGTTGCAAAGTGAGCAGGGAGATACCTCCTTCACTCTTCTTGCCTTGTGGACCATGTTTGCTAGTTCAGGAAAGATCTCATATGCTAAGGTTTTCCAAAGTTTATATAATTTGGATAAACCCGCACAGAAATTCTACAAGGCTATATTGCTAAATTGTAACCTTGAATTTATTCGGTTATCAATTAGTCATATTCTAAGTGGAAAGGAAGTGCCCAACAGGGATTCCTTGGCCTTCAAAAAGCATTGGAATATCGAAGGGGCGTGAGTGCGAATTGCATTGGCTAAACCTTTGGTCGTACATGGAAAAAAATCCTTGTTTGATCAACCGTCCAGTCCAGATGTAATGGCAGATGAGTTAGCGTATAAAGTGATGATAGCCTGTGAGCCAGCTTTAGTACAGTTAGGCCCGCTATTTACAACGGATTTCGATCCTAGATGGACGGAATACGAGCAGATAGTGAATGCGAACTGGTTAGCTCTTCGATCTTGTTTTGCAAACAAGTTCTTGGATCTGAATAAAGCTTTGGGGGATCAGAACTATTTTAAGCTCCACGTCGATCAACTTATGGAAAGGTTGGCTGACTTGGATCGGATAATAGAACTGAACTCCATCCTCGATCGGGCTACTGCAAAGAAAGAGGGGCTTGCTAGTGAAGCTAAAAGGCTAGATTCTCCCCTTAAAGCAATTAGTATTTTATTGCGTATGAGGAAATTTAGACCTCTCTGGACCTATAAGCCGGAGACTTATTAGCACGTGTCGCTGGGTGAAGGTAATTTATCGTACCAAATCGATATCTTGTCTGTTTCCAAACGGATACGAAAGGTTTGACTCATACGTCAGTGTGAG